CTACGAGGGGCACTCGAACCTCTCGGTGTCCTACTCGTTCGCCCGCTCGAAGGCCCCCGAGGAGGACTACACCTGTGACAAGTGCCGCGAGTATCACCCCGCAGGGCTGAACGTCGCACTGTTCGGCATCGGGCACGATGTTGACGCCGGGCACGCCACGATCCAGAACCCGATGGACCTCATGGAGTGGTCGCGCCTGCTGGTGCAGGTCGGCCTCTGCCACAGGTGCTGGGCCGAGGAGGGCTACCCGCACAACCCGCTGGCCGACATCGACCCCGGCTTCGTCCAGCAGGCGGTTCGCCTGATCGAGATTCCCCCGCTGGACGTGCTCACGTGAGCGTCCCCCTGCGGCACCCCTGGAAGATTCAGGTCCGCGACGACCCCGAGGGCGGTGAGTCCTCCTGGCGGGACAGCACCGTCGAACTGAACGAGGGCACCAGCGTCAGCGATTACGCGCACGAGATGAACGTGCTCCTGGGCTGGAAGAAGTACCGCCGCCCGCTGTACTCGATCCGGTGCCCGCACTGCACGTGGTACTACACCGCGAGCGGCCAGGCGATTGTTGACATGGAGTTCAACCGCCACATGCGCCTGCGCAAGAACGACCCCGCGCACGTAGCGACTAGTTCCAGTCGCTAGACAAGCCTTCGCCCCCCGGCATTCCCGAACCGGGGGGCGAAGCCGTAGACAGGGCATCCTAGCCCTGGTCCGGGCCTGCCGGTAGTCTGTGCCCCATGAGCACACGTCGGCGGGACATCACGAAGTACGCGCTCGCCGTTGCCGAGCCTGACACCATCGCCCCTGGCCTCGACTTCCCCGCCACGGCGCGGTGGGCCGGGCCTATCGGCATGGAGGACGAACTCACCGGCGACGGACGCGGCATCCAGGGCGGCGCACTGCGCTGGGAAGTCTCCGCCGACAACCGCCCGCCGATCCGCTACGTCGCACAGGACGTGGGCCTGCACGACGGCGCTGTCACGGTGGGCAACTTCGACCTCATCGAGCGGCGCGAGGGCGGCGTCATCTGGGGCGAGGGCGACTTCGACATGGCCTCCGAGGAGGGCCGCGAGGCGTACCGCATGGTGAAGGAAGCGCGCCAGAACGGTGTCTCGATGGACCTCGATGACGTGTCGTTCGAGATTCGCGTGGCCGCTGAACTGGTCGAGGCGATGAACGCTGTCATGGAGGAGGACGGCGACATCGAGGTTCCGACCCCGAACGAGGACGGCACCGTCACCGTCGTGACGATCAACAGCGACGACGAAATCATGCTCACGACCAACGCGCGCATCCGCTCCGCGACCATCGTGGCGATCCCCGCCTTCGCCAATGCCCGCATCGGCATCGTGGAAGGCCCCGAGGACGACGACGACGCCAGCCCCGCAGGCAGTGATGAACTGGCCGTGGTCGATGTGTCCGGCGACCCGGTGCGCAACGCTGTCGCGCAGGCCGAGGCCGACGCGCTCCTTGCCGCCAGCGCCCCGATCCACCCGCCCGCCGCGTGGTTCGCTGACCCGCATCTCAGCGAACCCACGGCGCTCACCATCACCCCGGATGGGCGCGTCTACGGTCACCTGGCGCTGTGGGGCACGTGCCACCTGTCGCACGCGGCAGGCGGGCAGTGCGTGTCGCCGCCGAACAGCCCCAGCGGCTACTCCTGGTTCCACACCGGCGCGCTCGAAACCAAGGAGGGCGACCTTGTCAGCGTCGGCCACCTGACGATGGCAACCGGCCACGCGAAGGATGACCTCGGCCCTGCGGCAACCCTGAGCCACTACGACAACACCGGCACCGTCGCGGCAGACGTGCGCGCCTACGAGGACGGCTTCGGCATCGCCGTCGCAGGCGGGATGCGGTCGAACCTGACGCCCGAGCAGGTGCGCGAGTTCCGCGCGGCCCCGCTGTCCGGCGACTGGCGGCGGGTGGGCTTCGCGCTGGAACTGGTCGCGGCGCTGAGCGTGAACGTACCCGGCTTCGGCGTGCCCCGCCCTGCGGGCATGGTCGCGGGCGGCAACCTGGTCAGCCTGGTTGCGAGCGGCATCATCGTGCCGGTCAGCGCCGAGACTGCGAGCACGCTGTCGCACGGCGACCTCGCCTACCTGCGGGCCTTCATCGACCGCGAGAAGCGGGCAGAACTCACGAGCCTCGCGGCTCGCCGGAACCGAGTCAAGGTGGCGGCGTTCGCCCGCCGTAGTGGAAGGAAGTATTGACGTATGTGCAACTGCGGGAAGAACGCTCGGCAGACGCCCCCTGCCGGGATGACGACCGGCTCACGCCAGGCGGCGCAGACCGCCGCTGACGCGCAGGCGCAACGGGCGGCAAATCACTCGACATCGCGCATCGGCCCGGCGCGTCCGGTGGAGCAGGGCGGGCAACAGTCGTTCGCTCTCCGCACCGCCGATGGCCGCACGCAGTCGTTCGGCTCGTTGCTCGAAGCGCGTGCCGAACGGATGCGCTCAGGAGGCGGCGACATACAGCCCGCCTGAACACAGCAGACTCGCCGCCCGGACAGCGCTCTATGCGAAGTCCGGGCGGCGCGCTATGCTCGCCGTGAACCAGATGGCGGATCGGGCCTTGGCGTGACTCTTTGTTCACCCCGACCCGGAGGCCCATCATGGCAACCATCTCGCGCCGGTCCAGCCGGACGCTCATCACTCTCGCCACGTGCTACGCCGACCAGGCGGACGACGCACTGGTCATTCCCGAAGACCTGACGACGCTCACCGACGACGAGGTCGCGGCCCTTGCCGCCCGCGCCGACGAGGCGTTCGACACGATCTACGGCGACGGCACCGCCGCGCTCAGCGACGCCGACTACGCCACGCTCGGTGACCTCACCACCGGCATCGAAGCGCTCGCCGCCGAGCAGGCCCGCCGCGAGGAAGCCGCGAACGAGCGGCGTGAAGCCGCCGCCGCGCTTGCCGCCCGCGCCCGCCCCGCGATGTCCACCGAGTCCACCCCTGACGCCGGAGACAGCGGCGACGAGGAGGACGAGGACACCGACGAGGACGACGAGGACGCCGACGACGAGGATGCGGACGACAGCGCCGACGCTCCCGCCGACGAAGCCGCCGAGGTCGTCACCGCCGCAGGCACCACACAGCCGCGAGGCCGTCTGGCGATCAACCTCCGCTCCGCGAACCGCAACGCGCCGAAGCGCCAGCGCCAGCCGCAGACCGCCGACCGCTCGATGCGCGACGTGGCCTACGCGACAAGCGACGCGCTCGGCTACGCGGACCACGCCGGACTCGACTGGCTCGACGCGGGCAGGATGCTCGACCGCCGCATCGGCTCGTTCTCGCTCGGCCAGTACCAGGCCGCGCAGGCACGGGGTCAGCACATTCGCGAACAGCACAGCCTCATGGCGTTCAAGCGGGAGACTCCGAAGGAACTCCTCGTCGCGAGCACCGGCCCCGAGGCCATGATGAACGCGATGAACCGGGCCGTCGATGTGACCCGCCTGCCGGGCGGCGCACTCACCGCCGCTGGCTGGTGCGCCCCTTCCGACACGCTCTACGACCTCTGCTCGAACGCGAGCCGGGACGGCATCATCAGCCTCCCCGAAGTCGGCGTCCAGCGGGGCGGCATCAACGTGCCGGTGAACCCGACGTTCGCGGAACTGTACTCGCAGATCGGCTTCCACTTCACCGAGGAAGATGCCATCGCGGGCAACTGGGCACCGGGCGCGAACCCGGGCGACCCGAACATCGCGGGCGACAAGCCCTGCTACGAGATTGAGTGCCCGGTCTGGGAGGACCACCGCCTTGAGGGCGACGGCCTCTGCATCGTCGCCGATCTGCTCACCGTTCGCGGCTACCCGGAGATGCTTGCCTGGGTCACGCAGAACGCGCTCATCGCGCACGACCACAAGGTCAGCGCGGGCAAGATCGCGAAGATCGTCGCCGGGTCCACCCCGATCACGATGACCACGGACACGGTGGGCACGACCGCCCCCCTGCTCGCGGCCATCGAGTTGCAGGTGGAGCACTACCGCTACACCCAGCGGCTCCCGCGCACGACCACACTCGAAGCGGTGTTCCCGTACTGGATTCGCGGTGCGATCCGGCAGGATCTGTCCGTCCGGCTCGGCCTCGCTGAGTTCGACGTGACCGACGCCCGCATCGACGCCTGGTTCCGGTCGCGCGGTGTGGCCCCGCAGTACGTGTACGACTGGCAGGCGCTCGACATCAACCCGCTCGACACGTTCAAGACGTGGCCGAGCACGGTTGACTTCCTGCTCTACCAGGCGGGCACGTGGGTCGCGGGCGTGGATGACATCATCACGCTCGACACGCTCTACGACTCCACCCTGCTCGGCCAGAACAAGTTCCTGGCCCTGTTCACGGAGGAGGCGTGGCTCGTCGCCAAGCGGTGCATCGACTCCCGGGTCATCACCGTGCCGGTCCACTCGGACGGCTCCACGCACGCGGGCGTCCTGCTCGACGCCGACCTCTCGCCCTCGGCGTGATCGGGCGGCGAGCGAAGCGAAGGAGGTAGGACGTGGCAACTTTGGCCCCGCCTGCCCTGGTCGTCGGCCCAGCCCGCGCGCCTCTCGCGTTCGGGCTGGGGTCGGTGTTCTCTTGGCGCACCGGCGACCGCTGGGAAGCAGGCGTCACCTGGGATGCGATCACCTGCGAGCCTGCGGCTGGTCGCGGAGGGCCAGCGTGCGCGCCCGACGTGCCCATCGGCTTGCCGAAGGTCATCGACGCAGGCCCCGAGTACGGCACCGCCGACGCCTTCGTGGTGTTCGGCGAGGCGCTGTGCTCGCCCATCGGCGGTGGCTGGTCGGAAGTCCAGGCCAAGGCCGACGCCCACCTGTTCGCCCGCGAGGAGGCCCGCGCAGAGCAGGCGTTCTGGACGGGCGACCTGGGCAACACCCCGAACCTGTCCGGCGCGAACGGCTACCCCGCGCCCGTGTCGGCAGGCACCCACGACGACGCCTACGAGGCGCTTGCCGCAGTGGAGTACGGCATCGGCGTCGAGTACGGGTCGCAGGGCGTCATCCACATGAGCCGCCGCACCGCGTCGCTCCTGGCGAAGTTCCTTGAGAACCGGGGCGGTCGGCTCTACACGCGGGCGCTCCAAACGCCGGTCGTGGCGGGCGCAGGCTACCCGGACGTGCCAGAGATTGTCGGAACCCCCGCCATGCTCGGCTACCGCTCGGAAGTGTTCACGTCGTCCAACCGGCAGGGCGATCTGCTCGACCGGGCAACCAACGATCTGTACGCGGTAGCCGAGCGGACATACGTCCTCGGCTTCGATCCCTGCCCGGTCGTCAAGGGCACCTACACCGGGACGGTGACACCATGAGCCTTCCCCCGTTCGACGGCACTGGCTGGATCGCAGGGATGCCGGGCCTGCCCGGTGGCGGCGCATCAGTCGATATCATCGTCGCCCCCGGCTCGGTCCAGACGGTCGCCTCCACCGACCCGAACGTGATCGCCTCACCGCTGACGGCATGGACCGTGGGCCAGTCGGCCACGTTCAGCGACGGCGCGTTCTACTGGAACGGAACCGGCTGGGTCGCGGGTGCCGCGCCCGCTCTGGACGAGGACACGCTCTCCGGCTGGACGAAAGCGGAACTGACCCAGTTCGCAGAGGATCACGAACCGCCCATCCCGATCCCCACCGGCTCGACCAAGCCGCAGATCATCGCGCTCATCCTGGCGGCACTGGCCGACGAAGAATCCGAGGAGAACTGACATGACCACGCATTGCTTCATTCCGCTCCTCGGCAAGAGGATGCGAGTAACCGAACTCGATTCCTGCGGGGTCATCCTCCCCGACGCGGAGCAGTTGTCCACCGATGGCTTCATCACGGTCAACCTGTCCAGCGAGGTCGAGGACGGCACCGAAATCATCGTGAAGAAGGCGTCCGGCGCGCTGTGCGTCAATGAGCGGCAGGCGTCGTCCTTCAAGCGGTTCAATGTCGAGATGGAGTTCTGTGGCGTGAACCCCTCGCTCCTGGGCATCGTGTCGAACGCGGAGCCTTACGAGGACTACGCGGGGGACATCGCGGGCTTCACGGTCGGGGAGGGCGAACTGGCGAAGTGGTTCGCGCTGGAACTCTGGCTCGGCATGTCCGGCAACGTCTGCGCACCCGGCGCTGAGGAAGCATCGGGCTACATGCTCCTGCCCTTCGTCGTCGGCGGCGTGCTCGGTGACATCGCGATTGACGGTGAGAACGCTGTCACGTTCTCGCTGACAGGCGCAGTCACCCGAGGCGGCAACGGCTGGGGCGTCGGCCCGTACAACGTGGTCATGGACAACACCGTTCCGGCCACGCCGGTCCCTGCGGCGCTCCCGACACCGCTGGACCCGTTCGACCACCTGCTCCTGATCGACACCAGCGTCGCGCCGCCGCCCGAAGCGTGCGACCCGACCGCAGTCACCGGCTCGCCGCTGGCGCTGTCGGCGTCGGCCCGCAAGGCTACGCAGAAGGCATCTGACAAGGCCCTGGCGAACGCCTGATCCAGAGAGGGGGCCGGGGAATGGCTGACCTCCCTGAGATTGGCTACGGAACTGTCACCGGCAGGTTCGTCGCTGGCATCCTCGACACCAACGACCCCGGAGCGGCACCCGACGCGGTGCCCCTCCGGGGAACGGTCGAGTTCTGGCCGACAGCGGACGTGGTGCGGGTGCCGACAGCGGCACCGCCGACGACGCTCCTGCCGCAGATGGTGTGCGCCGAACTGAACTGGCAGGGCGACCTGTACGAGAACGGCACCCCCGGCGTCAACCTGTTCTGCACCGACGACCCGGACGGCAACCCGGTCAACTGGCACTGGCGCGCCGTGTTCAAACTCACCTACCACGGGCGCGCTGTGCCGCGCGATCCGTTCTACTTCGCCCTGCCCTGCGGCTCGACCGTGGACCTGACGCTGGTCGCGCCGGTGGCTGTCGGGGACGACGGCATCATCATCATCCAGGGGCCGCAGGGCGAGCAAGGCCCGCAGGGTGAACCCGGCCAGGGGATCAAGGTGCAGGGCACCATCCCGCTCCCCGGCCCACCGACCTTCCCCGGCACTGACGACGGCGACTTCTGGATCGACCCGGACGGCAACGGCTGGGTGTGGGATGCCGCCGATGGCGTGTGGGTCGCCACTGGTCCGGTGCAGGGGCCTCCGGGTCCGCAGGGGCCTACGGGTATGCAGGGCGAGCAAGGCCCGCAGGGCGACCCGGGGGCAACCGGGCCAGCCGGGGCTGACAGCACCGTGCCGGGGCCTGTGGGTCCGGCAGGGCCTGCCGGGGCCGACAGCACTGTGCCCGGCCCCGAGGGGCCAGCAGGCCCCGCAGGCGCGGACTCCACGGTGCCGGGGCCTGTGGGTCCGGTCGGCCCGCAGGGAGAGCAAGGCATCCAGGGCGTCCAGGGTGCTCCCGGCGCGGATTCGACCGTCCCCGGACCCATCGGCCCGCAGGGTGAGAAGGGCGACCCCGGCGACACCGGCGCAACCGGCCCAGCCGGTGCTGACTCGACGGTTCCCGGTCCCGTAGGGCCACAGGGACCGCAGGGTGAAATCGGCGCAACCGGCCCGGCAGGCGCAGACTCGACCGTGCCCGGGCCAGAGGGTCCAGCGGGGCCGCAGGGAGAGCAAGGCATCCAGGGCGTCGGGGGTCCGGCAGGCCCTCCGGGGCCGCAGGGCGAAGGTCTGGACATCGACGGCACGCTGACGGTGCCCGGCCCGCCGACAGCCCCCGGCACCAGTGAAGGCGAGTTCTGGATCGACTCGGATGGCATGGGCTGGGTCTGGGACGCCGACAGTGCGACGTGGATCGCAGTCCCGCTCGGCAGTAGCGGCGCGGGCCTCAAGACCTACGCCTCGCAGGCGGAACTCGACGCCGTGCGCGAGGCGGAAGTCGGCGTCCTCCACGTGGACAATCTCTCGCTGGCCTGGCCCCCGTTCACGGCGGCGGAACCGACCGTGTTCGCAGGCACCGGCCCCGCCGACATCGTGGTCACGTCCACCCTCTCGGATCACCCGGTCAACAGCGCGCCGCTGAACAACCGCTCGATGCTCCAACAGCACTTCTACATCGGCGACACCGCGACCCCTGGCGTTCTGCACGCCTCTCGCGTGCTGTTCTTCGACCGCACCACCGGCGCTGAACTATTCCGGTACGACTGGACAATCGTGCCCGCGATGCCGGTCGTCTACGCGCCGAACCACGTCCCGATCACGCTGGACACCAACGGCACCTGGGGCACGAAGGTCGCCAGCACGAGTGGTGCGGATAACAACACCCTGATGCTCCGCGACTCCGTAGGGCAGTCCGAGGTCTACGGCACGCCTCTCGGCGGCAACAGCATCGTCAACCGTACATACCTGGAACAGCAGTTCGACGCATTCCCGGCAGGCTCGACCATCCTCACCGGGCACGGCGCGCCCGCCGAGGACTTGGGCGACGCCGAGAACTTCTACATCGACCTGGACACCGGCGCGATCTACGGCCCGAAGCGGCCCGATCTGTACGGCGAGCCAGAACCGATCCTGACCGGCACACCCGAGTCGTTCCCGGTGCCGCTTGCGGGCACCCTGTACGCGGTCAAGTTCACCGCCGACGTGGCCGGGCGCGTGGCGGCGGTTCGGTTCTACATGCCGCCTGGCACTGCCAGCGTCATGCCGTCGTTCTACATCTGGGACGCGGCGGGCACGCAGATCGCCACAGGCTCCATCATCGGCTCCGAGGCGGGCGGGTGGGTCGAGGCCCCGTTCTACAGCGGCGGCTCCATCCTCACCGCTGACGCGGAGTACCGCATCGGCTACGTCGCGTACCCGTCCTCGAAGTACGCCTACTCTGCGGCGGGCGGCTTCCCGCAGTCCAGCGAGCACGTGACCCTGCTCGGCGCGATGACCGATGCCGCCGACCTGAGCGCGCCCGACATCGCGGACCCCGGCAACTTCTGGGTGGAGCCGGTGTTCGAGCCACCCGTGACGACCCTGTGGCCGCTCGCCGTCGCGCCTGCCGAGGGCATCCCGCGCCTCGAACCGTGGTACGAGATTGACAACGCGAACGAGCCGGGCGTCTACAAGGTCCGCGTTCCGAACCTCAAGAACCTGATCGGCAGTGTCGGGGACGCTTGGCCCGACCTCGCGCACACCGGCCCCGCCGATCTGCTGGTCTACGTGTCCTGGAACGACAACACCGACCCGGCCTTCCCAGATCGCCGCAATGTCACACAGCAGTTCTGGGTGCCGGGTGCGCTCACCCCGAGCAAGCAACCCCTGATGATCCAGCGGATGAACTACCTGGACGAAGTGACAGGCAACCGCATCCTGACGATCAACGGCTGGCGGGTGGTGGACACCGGAAGCACCATCAAGGTCTACGCCTCGCTCGTCGCGGCAGAGGGCGACCGCACGCCTGCCATCGGCACTGTCAAGGTTCCCAACATGGCGGCGGCGTTCCCGAACCTTGCCGCTATCGGCTCCGGCGTGGAAGGCGCATTCGCAGGCGTCGGCTGGGGCAACCTCGTCATCACGACGACGATCACCGACTCACCCACTGGCACCGACGACGGCACCTACCCCGACAAGTTCGTGCATCAGGAGTTCACTGTCGCGGACCTGTCTGACCCCGCCGCGCCGAAGTCACACCGCATCGGGCGCGACTATCTCTGGAACCAGTCGCAGATCGGCTCCGGCGTGCTGTGGTCGCCCATCCAGGCCCCCGCATCGGGCGGCGGGGGCGGCGGCACGAAGGTCTACGCCGACATGGCCGAACTGGACGCGGTGCGCACCGGCGAGGTCGGCGTGCTTCACGTGGACGACATGGCGCTCGCCTTCCCCGCCCTGGCCGCGCTCAACACCACGTTCGCCGGGCACGGCCCCGGCGACCTTCTGGTCACCACGACGGTCGGTGACTACAGCGGTGATGTCGCGCCGTATGAGTTCTACTCCACCGCCTTGCAGACGTTCGAGATTGCCAACCTGGCGAACGCCTACAGGCCCATGACCATCTGGCGCTCGATCAACTTCGACCGGCCTGGTGGGACACAGCCGGTCAGCATGGGCGCGTGGACCATCGCGGCAGAACCGCCGACCTTCCCCACGAACATGACGCAGGGCGACCTTGTGGTGGCCGCGAACGCCACCCGGTTCAACCGCCTCGTCGCGCCGACGACGGCGGGCCATGTGCTGTTGGCCGACCCGATCCAGTCGAACAAGATGCGCTGGGCCACGCCGATGCCCGTCGCGTACCAGTACGTGTTCGACTGGGGCGGGACGAACATCTTCGTTGACATCAACGTGGTGGGCAACCTGTACCTGCTCAGCCAGCCCGGTCCCATCACTATCGCGGTGCCGTCAACCGGCGTCCCCTCCGGCAAGCAGGTGGACTATGTGCAGATGAACGCGGTCGGCCCAGTGACGTTCGTGGCTGGCGAAGGCGCGGCCCTGCTGGCACCGGGTGGCAAGACGCAACTCGCGGGCCAGTATTCCAAGGCGAAACTGACAAAGGTGACCGGCAACGCCTGGCTCATCGAGGGCGATCTAGTCGTACCCGTACCGTAGGACACAACAGAGGGAGCAGGGAATGTCGTACAAGTCCGTGGCCGATATGGCCGAAAGTTACAGCCTGAACCGTCGCCTCACAGCGGGCGCGGCGAAGGAGTCGATTGACGAGCCGCAGGCGTGGGTGTCGGTCTACCGCTGGGAGATTGCCAGCCAGCCCGGCTGGGATACCGCGTGGGACTCCGCCGTCGCTGGCGAAGTGCCCGACCCCGGCTCAGACGAGGCCGTCATCACCGATGGCATGATCCTCGCGGGTGTGCAGGCGGTGCGCGCCGCGAACCCGGCCCCCACAGCGGACGGTGAGCCGGTTCCTTGAACTGCCGCCGCCCCTGACTGAGAGGATCAGCCCATGAGCCACGCGCCGTGCTACTGGCCGGTGGACTACTCCACCTGCAACGAGTGCGAGGCGCTGACGAGCCTGGACCCGGAGGAGCGGGCCAAGTTCGAGCAGATCGCCTCGGACATGATGTGGGCGTGGTCCGACCGGCTGTTCGGTGTGTGCGAGGTCGTCATCCGGCCCTGCCGGAACGACTGCGGCGGCGTCGGCCACACCCCGACGTTCTGGGGGCGGGGGCCTTACGGCGGCGCGGAGCGGGCATGGACGCCGGTGCTCATCGACGGCGTGATGCACAACATGGGGTGTGGCTGTGCGGGGGCCTGCTCCTGCCCGCAGGAAGGGCCGACATCGCTCAGGCTCCCCGGCCCGGTGCAGGCGGTCACCCGCGTCAGCGTGGACGGTCACGTGGTGCCGCCCACGGCGTACCGCGTGATGTACTCGCGGCTCCTGGTGCGCGTGGACGGCGGCGTCTGGCCGAAGTGCCAAGACCTGCTGGCCGAGGCCGACAAGCCCAACACCTTCGAGGTCGCCTACCGCAAGGGCGTCCCGGTGCCGGTCGGCGGGCAGATGGCGACTGGCGTACTGGCGTGCGAGATGGCGAAGGCGTACTGCGGTGACGAAACCTGCAAACTGCCCCAGCGCATCCAGACGATCACCCGGCAGGGCATGACCATCGGCTTCCAGGACTCCTTCGAGGACTTGAAGCAAGGCGGCACCGGCATCTGGGCCATCGACTCGTGGATCGCCAGCATCACGATGCCCCGGGCGTCGGCGTCCGTGCGTTCGGTGGACATTCCTGTGGCCGGGAGCACGACGCGCTATGGACACTGAACCGCTCGACTTCATCGCCCCGGTGCTCGTCGGCATCGTCAACGAGTCCTTCGCGGCGGTGAACCCGGAGCCGAGCCGCGTCATCCATATCCAGCCCGGCGCTGAGGTCGCCTGGGACGAGTCGTGCGGCGGCGGTCAACTGTGGGGCCGGGTCGTGACGATTGCACCCGCCACCGGCACACAGCCGCGTTCCAGCGCGCCCTGCGGGGTGCTGTACTGGAACGTCGTCATGGCGGTCGGCCTCATCCGGTGCGTCGCGGGCCTCAAGAGCGACGGATCGCCCCCCAGCCCCAGCGAACTGTCGGCGGACGGCTTGCAGATGGTGCGCGACCTACAGGCGATCCAGCAGGTGATCCTCTGCCACCCGCAGGTGTCCGCGATCACAAACTGGCTCCCCTCCGGCCCGCAGGGCGCGTATGCCGGGGGAGAGTGGACGTTCGTGGTGCGCATCGGCGTCTGCCCCTGCGACCGGCCCCACGCCGAGCCGGTGTGACATGCCCTCCAAGATCACCTTCCGCGTCTACCCCTCGGCCTCCACGACCGTCGCTGGCATCGCTGACGAAGCCGCCGCACGTGCCGCCGAGGCCACCCGCCGCAAGGCCCGCGCCAACATCAAGGCGGCAGGCCGCGTTCACACCGGCGCGATGGGCGACAACATGACCGTCCACAAGGTAGACGGCGGCTCGTCGCCGCGCTACAAGGTGACGCCGGGCGGTGACGGCTACGCGAAGTACCAGGAGTTCGGCACCCGGGCGCACGGGCCTGTCCGGGCGAAGCGGCTGGTGTTCCAGATCAGGGGCAAGGGGCCGGTCATCTTCGCCAAGTGGGTGCGCGGTGTCACGCCTGCGCACTTCATGCGGGATGCGGTGCAGGCGGTCAAGGCGAGCGACTACGCACGCTAACCCGGGGTAGGTGATACCTTCGCCTCATGCCCATCATCGACATCGCCTCGACCGACGAACCCATCACGGTCAACCTGATCGGCCACGCCTACGTCGCCCACCCGCCCAAGACCCTGCTCGCGATGAAACTCGCTGAGGGCATGGACGGCTCATCGGACCCGACGTTCATCCTGGGACGCCTGCGCAAGTATCTCGACCTCACCTTCGGCAAGAAGGAAGCGGGCAAGATCATGGACCGCTTGGAGGACCAGGAGGACGAACTTGACGTGCGCCACATCATGCAACTCATGGAGAAGATCACCGAGGTAACGACCGGCACCCCTACTACGTAGTCGCCCGGCTGACCCAGGCGATGATGTCGAACTGGGATGAGTTGGACGGCTACGGAGTCGCGCACAACGTTCCCGCCCTGACCAAACTGCCGCTCGGTCGGGCGATGAACTACGTCTGGTACATGCTTGTCCGTCACGCCGACAGCGCGGAGCGGGCGAAACTGCGGGCGAAACTCTGGCTCCCGCCGAAAGGAACCGAGATTCCCGCCGAGTCGCCGTGGTCGGCTGAGAATGAGATGGGCGCGCTCCGGTCACTCAAGGCCGGTCTGGGCGGAAAGACCGCGAGCGAGTAACCTGAGCGGTGCAGGCCGTGACTGTCTCCCCGCCTGCACTCGTAGCGACATGCTGGCAGTAGGGCCGATGTCATCCCGTAGGGGGGGTGTCGTCCGTGGCCGTGAACAGTGTCGGTGAAGCCGCTGTTGACATCGTCGCGGACGCGAAGAACTTCGAGAAAGACCTGACGAAGCAGGTCGATACCGCCACGAAGGCCGCTGAGCCAGCCGCCGAGAAGGGCGGCACCGGCATCGGCAACGCCCTCGGGCGCGGCCTCATCACCACCGGCAAACTCGTGGGCGCGGGGCTTGCCGCCGCGCTGGGCGCATCGCTCGTCGCGGGGTTCAACCGGCTCAAGGTCATCGACCAGGCCGAAGCGAAGTTGCTGGGCCTGGGCAACAGCGCCGAAGAAGTCGTCGGGATCATGGATCAGGCGCTCAAGTCGGTGGAGGGCACCGCGTTCGGCCTCGGTGATGCCGCCGACCTGGCGGCGCGGTTCATGGCCGCAGGCGTCGAGTCCGGCAAGGACTTGCAGTTGGCCCTCGACGCGACGACGGATGCCGCCGCAGTCACCGGCGTCAGCCTCGCCGAAATGGGCGACATCATGGCGGACCTTGCCGCCGATGGCGACCTGACTGCCGACTCGATCAACCGCCTCGCTGACCGGGGCATCGACGCCCTCGACCAACTCTCCGACGCCTACGGCATCACCCGCGACGAAGCCGAGCGCATGGTCAGCGACGGCGAAATCTCATTCGAGGAGTTCGCCCAGGCGCTCGAAAAGAACATCGGCACTGCGAGCGAGCGTTCGGCTGACACCTTCACCGGCGCAATGAAGAACATCGGTGCCGCAATGGCCCGGTTCGGCGCGACGATTCTCAAGCCGGTATTCGAGGGCATCATTGCCCTGGCCCCTACGGTCATCTCCGCGATCAATGCCTTCGCCAAGGCGTTCGAGAAGATATGGCTGGAAATCGGCCCCGGCGTCCAGCAGGCGTTCGAGAACATAGCGGCGGCGCTCGGCAGGATCGACTGGGCCGCAGTAGGCGACGCCGTGGCGAACATGGCGGCAGTGATCTTGGCGGCGATCCGGGGGGTTCTGCCGGTCATCCGGCAACTGGTGGACATCTTCGGCCCGCCGCTCCAACTGGCTATCAAGGCTGTGACGGCGGCGTTGAACGCGATGCCGTGGGAAACGATCATCGCTGTTATCAACCGCCTCGCGCCGATTGTCCTGGCGGCGGTCGCGGCGTTCAACGGCTTCAAGAAAGTCCAGGGCATCGTCAACGGCGTGAGCAAGGCGTCGAAGTTGCTCGGGTCCGCCGTCATCGGCATGGGTCAGGGGTTCAAGGGCGCGACGGTGCCGATCATTGCGAACACGACCGCAACGAAGGCGAACACCGCCGCCCTGAAAATCCACAACATCGTGAGCAAGACTGCGGCCACCGTGACTAAGGCGTTCGGTGCCGCGATGAAGTTCCTGACCGGCCCCATCGGCCTCATCATCACCGGCATCACCCTCCTGGTCGGCGCGCTGATCTGGTTCTTCACCCAGACCGAGGTCGGCATCCAGATGTGGAGCGCCTTCGTCAACTGGCTCAAGACGACGTGGGAAGCGTTCATGGCGTGGTTCCTGCCGATTCTGCAAGCCTTCGTGGAGTTCTGGACCGCCGTGTGGTCGCAGATCGTGGAGTACGCCACCGCGATCTGGGAGGCGTTCATCGGGTGGTTCCAACCGAAACTCGATGCCTTCCTGGCTGTGTGGACGCAGATATGGGAGGCCGTCAAGTTGATCTTCCAGGTGGTCTGGGACTTCCTGGTCGCCTTCGTCGTGCCGATTGTCGAAGTGATTGTCTCGTTCATAATCAACCGCTTCCAAGCGATGTTCGAGTTCTGGCAGAAGATATGGGACGCGGTGAAGGCGGTTATCGAGGTCGTCTGGAACATCATCACGTCGATCATCGAACTTGCCGTGGCGCTCATCATCGCGATATTCACCGGCGACTTCTCGACCGTCGTGGACATAATCAACCGCATCTGGGAGGACGTGAAGGCGGGCACGAAACGCATCTGGGACAACATCATCGAGTGGATCAGGGAGATACCGCAGAAGATCAAGGACATCTTCTCCGGTGCGCGCGACTGGCTCGTGGACGCCGGTGCGAACGTGCTCCGTGGATTCTGGGATGGCCTCAAGTCCATCTGGGGCAACATCGAGTCCTGGTTCAACGACAAGATCGGCGGCTTGAAGTCGTCCGCGCAGGGCCTCCTCGGTGAGCACTCGCCCTCAACGGTGTTCCGCGACATCGGTGAGAACGTCGCGCTCGGCTTCCTGGAAGGCATCGAGGGGTTGTCGAAGGAGGTCGAGGCGTCGGCCAACCTGTTCGCACAGCCTGCGCACGCGCTGACGAGCGGCCCCGGGGCGATTACTGGCAGGGCATCGAGCACGGCGGGGCCGACGACGGTGAGCGGCGCGCAGACGACATTCGCGGAGGGTGCAGTGCAGGTGAACGGCGTCGGTGACCCGTACAAGGCGGCGCTGTTGGCCGTCAATGGAATCGCGGAGAGGGTGGCGCTCTGATGGCATTCGAGGAGTGGCTGGCTCTCGGCGGCAATGAGATTCTGAACAACGCTCGCACGGTCGGCTACGCCCGCACGGCCAACTGCCCGATGTCCTGGTTCAAGTCGCAACCGTGCGACACCCTGCTCGCCGCGACGCTGATCGGTGCGTTCGTCCACGAGGACCGCGACCCCGAGCAGATGGCCGGGGCCGACTACCGCGCGACGGCGATCCAGGGTGCCCCCTGGTACGACCCGGTGCTCCCCGATGTCTCCGCGCGGTTCTACGGCGCGTTCGGCCTCGGCGTGTACGGCATCGAGGACTCCACCCGCGAAGCCAACGTGACGCAGGGCCTCGCGGACGGCGGCGTCATCGGGCGCGTGCGCAAGGCCCCGCGCCAGGTGCGCGTCGTGGCCCTGCTCGCCGGTGAGGGGCAGGACGCGCTGGAATACGGCATGGCCTGGCTGAACGCGGCGCTGGACCCCAACGCCTGCGGCCAGCACGGCGACGCCTGCGGCACGGCTGACCTGGCATTCTTCTCGACCTGCCCGCCCGCCCGCGCGCAGGTGCCGTCCTACTCGGAACCGGAACTCGTCGCCACCAACCTCAACCTGAACCCCTCGATGGAAACGCCGGGAGGGGTCATCGAACTCCGACGCAACCTGTCGCGGAACCCGAGGATGCAGACGACCACCGGGTGGGGCGGGAACGCGGGGGCGATCCTCACCGGGACCGAGAACGGTCTGAAACTGCACTACATGGACGGCCAGCCGTCCGGCACGCTCATGTTCAACCAAGCGCAGGCGCACTGGGTCGGCATCAGCGGCAACGAGCGCGGCGTGGCGTCGATGGACATTGAAGTCCCGCCCGGCTACCCGGCAGTCACGCTCTACCTCAGCGTCGAAATGCGCGACGGCGGCGGGCAGTATCCCGGCGAAAGCGTGACGATCCAGCCTGGCGAGGTCAAGCGGCTCTACAGCGGCGTCGGCGTTCCCGGCCCGGCATCAGTGTTCCGCATCCTGGTCTACGCGGGTGCGCAGGTCGCGGGGAGCACCGAGTTCTACGCCCGCAACGCGCTCATGGAGCGGCGCTCCAATCACCTGCCGTACTTCGACGGCACGACGGAGGATTACACCACCGGCCCGTTCACCTACGCATGGGCTGGCGTCGCGGATGAAAGCGAGAGCACGCAGTCGGCACCGACCGTCAAGAACTACAGCGGGTCCGAGTTGGCCTACGTGTACCAGACGCACTCCCCGGATGCCCCGGCATCGCGAGGACAGTACGCCGTTCGCGCGGTGTCGGCAGGATCGCGGGGCGACGTGCGGGTGGGCGGCGTGACGTTCGCACCGGGCCAGATGTACACCGTCGAAGCCGACCTCTACATTCCCAAGCCGCACATCTCGCCCGACGACTCCGCCACAAGCCGACAGCGCAGGATCGTGGTGTACATCGGCGGGATGCCCACCGGCACCGTAGAAGTGTTCAGCGAGCAGGCCCCGAACACGGTGGGTTGGCATCACCTTGTCCACACGTTCGAGGTTCCCGCTGAGAGCACCGGGGCGATCCTGGGCCTCGGCTCTGCCGGTTCGGCGCAGGACACCTTCTTCGAGTCTGTCTGGGACGCGGTTTCCATCGTCACGGGCACGCAGTACCCCGTTGGCGGCTACTTCGACGGTGACCGCTCCGACACTGAAACCGAGGTCTATTCCTGGACCGGCACCGCGCACGACTCAACCTCGACTGCGCACACGATCCGCTTCCTGGGCTACGAGCCGGTGCCGAATGAGGACTATCGGCTTGAACTGAACAAGGTGCGTCGCTACCTGCACGACGTGGGCGCGGTCAGCGGGCCGCTGATCCAGGCGCAGTTCCAGAGCGGCCCACACTGGGCGTATCAGGTCGAGTACACGCTGGTCGCCGCGAACCCCTACGTCTACGGCGTGCGGCGCGAGATTGACCTGCCGCCGCGCCTGCCCACGGTCGTCGCGGACATTCCCTACAACCTCGTCACGCGCCCCAGCGCCGAACTGATCAACGCTACGACCGCTGTCGTCCAGACCAACTACGCGATCAACCCGAGTGCCGAGGTAGACGCGGGCGACTGGAACAAGACGCAGGGCGGTGCGATCCCCAGCGCCGATGTCGTCGTGGAGCGCACCACCGAACTGTTCGTGGTGGGCACTGCGGGCATCAAGGCGGTGTTCACGGCGGCGGCGACCGGCGCGGATGGCAACTTTGGCGCAGGGCAACTCGTTCCCTTGCCGGGCATCACCCCGACCACGCGGTACTCGGTGAACCTGTGGGCGTCGGGTTCGGTCGAGTCCGGCACCGCTGTCCTCGGCACCATCGACTACTACGCCTACTGGCAGGACGCGGCGGCAACCACGCTCCGCAGTGACCTCCTCGGCACCCTGCCCGCAAGCGGCGGTGCCGAGGTAGAGAACTCGATCCTCCCGCCAGCGGGCACGGCGCAGGTGCTCGTCCGGGCGAAGCAGAACGTGACCAGTTGGAATGCGGGCGCGAAGGTCCGGCTCTACGTTGACGCGCTCGCCGTGACGAAGCCGTGAGGAGGGTGACATGAGCGGAGAGGCATTCGGCCTGACAGACCACGCGGTTCCCGCGACTGGCGATGAGCCGGTCGATCCGGTCGTCAACCCGCAGTCCGTCTACAGCGCGGCGTCGAACGGCCAACTGAACGGCTCGTACAACTACTGGGCACGCATCTATGTCCGGCAGGACGGCACCGACGCGGCGAACAACCGCACCCGGTTCTACTTCGAGGCCCGGCTGGAAATGTCGGGCGGCGGCGCATACAACAACGACCAGGACCAGTACTACGCGGTCTACGTCAACGGCGGCCTTCACGCCAACGGCCACTTCCGGCTGGACTACAACAGCCGCCATAACACCAGCCGCGTCCTGCGCACCGGCACATTCTGGATGAGCCACGACAGCAACGGCTACCGGGGCGGCTTCCCCACGGAACTGTGGATCGACACCGGGCACCCCTCGGTGGGCGATGGCTGGTCCGGGCAGGCGTGGGTGGACGCCGACCGCATCGCGAAGGTGCCCGGCAAGCCGCCGCGCCCCACGTTCCGCTCGGTGGGCACGACCGAAGTCCAGTACAACTTCCAGGGGCCGTCCGACAACGGCGGTTCCGCGATCCAGACGTACAACCACCAGAGCGCGACCAACACCGCCTTCACGGCGAACGTGAAGAACTGGGACGACCCCGGCAGTCCCGCCATTGCCAGCGACCTCATCCCCGGCACCGGGCACCACTTCCGCTTCCGCGCCCGCAACGCCATCGGCGCTGGCCCCTGGTCCGACACGCTCTCGCAGGTGACGATGCCTGCGGTCGCGCCGGGCTTCACCGTCGTGCCGAAGCCCACCGGGTCCGAGGCGGTGCTGACGTTCACGCCTCCTGGCGGTGTCAGCGGTGTCACGAAGTACCGATGGGAGCGGCGCGTCAAGGGCCAGACCGCCGTGGCAACAGGCGACACCACGACGACGCCGCGCACCATCACGAACCTCGGCCCGGGCACCGTGTACGAGTGGCGGGCAAGCGCGTTCGTGGATGCCTACCAGTCGCCGTGGACGGGCTGGATCACCGCGACCCAGCCGAACCCGAACACCGAGCCGGGCGTCTACTTCGACGGCTCGACCGCCGACAAGACGGACGTGGACTACCGATGGAGCGGCACGGCAGGCAAGTCCACGTCAGAGGCGGTCGGCAAGCGCCCTGACGGCTGGACGGCCTCGTTCAGCAATGGGGCCGGGGGCGCATACTCGCGGGTCACCGACTCCGGGCTGACCGGCGACTACGCGGTGCGCGTCCAGATCACCGCCGACGAGACAGCCGCAGGCGGGGTGACAGCGGGCATCGACCCGAACTTCCCCGCCGCCGTCATCGAGAACGGCACCTACTACGGCACCATCCACGTCAAGGTCAGCCGCGCTCAGCGGCTCGCGGCCTACCTCCGCTTCTACAACTCAAGCGGCGGGGCTATCGGCAACCCGGTGATGGGGGAATCGGAAGTCGTGGAGCCGGGGCGCTGGGCGCGGCTCATGGCCTCCGGCGTGGCACCGGCAGGCGCGGTCACCGCCATCGTCCGCGTGATGGACGTGGCCGGTGACGGCTGGGTTGCCTGGAAGGGCGGCGATGCGTTCCGCCTCGACGGCGCGGCGATCAACCTGGGCGAGCCGTACCCGTACTTCGACGGCGACACCCCCGATACCGGCGAGTGGGACTTCCAGTGGGACGGCACCCCGCACGCCTCGGTGTCCAGCGCGAGTGCTCTCGAAGTGGCCTCCTACGACCCGCTGGCCGACCCCGACTGCCCACGCCCGCCTGCCCCTCCACGCCCGCCGACCATTGACGACATCTGCATCATCGACGTGGGCACGTGGTCGCGGTACTGGGCGGTCATCCCGGAAACCTACGTGACTGAGTGGCTGACGATGGTGCCGACCATCGCCCTGCACATCGGTGATGCCCCTGCGCGGCAGGTCCGCATCCGCATCTACCCCAACCCGCTCGACCAGGCCCCCGACGTGTTCATCGGTGACTGGATCAGCGAACAGATCGTGTCGTACCTGCCCGCGAACTCGTCCCTGCTCATTGACGGTGTGGATCAGCGGGTGTGGGCCGAAGTCGGCCTTGGCCCGCGCCTGCGCGCCGACCACCTTCTCTACGGCTCGAACGGCGAACCCGCGACCTGGCCGGTGCTGTCCTGCGGCCTCGGCTACCTCGCCTCCTTCGACGTTCCGGCAGACGCACCCCCGGTCGAGGTCGAGATTGCCCTGACCCAGCGGAGGAGTTGACGTGGCAGGCGCGATCACTCCGGGCGAACAGATCAGGTCGCGCCGGGTCAACCAAGACTGCATCCAGGTTCATCAGGCGATGATCTACGACCGGGGCGGCGTGCGGCGGCTGTGGCAACTGGTAGACGTGGCCGAGGTCGAATGGAACCGCGAACTGGACGGGCTGAGCACTGCGCA